ATCATATTAAATTAAAAGATATTGAAATCCTCTCCTTTTTATTTAAGTTAGGCATTACATAATGTTTTAACCAACTAGGAAATAAAAATAATTTATTTATACTAGGGGTAAACCACCAAGAAGAACTATATTTACCATATTCTTGCCAATCACAGTTGTCCCAATCATGCACCATTACATCTTTTGCAGGATGGACAAAAACTAAATTACCGCTGTTATCACTTACTTGACTGTAATAAACTCCTGAAAGTATTGAACCTGGGTGGGTGTGTTCTATATTATAATCTTTATAACCATTAATATTTACCCACATATTTTGTATAGCCAGATGTTTTTTAATTCTAAGAGTTTTATTAAATATATCAAAATGTTTAATTATTTCGTTTTCAATATTAATGTTATCTTTAATGTTAGAAGATTGCCAACCAGTCAAATTACTTTTAACTAATCCATTAGATCTATCTTTTATATCTAAACAATTTAATGAAATTGTTTTTGCATCTAAATTTAATTCAGATTCATAAACAGGACACGTAAATAAATTATTGATCATCTCCAAGGAGGCCCTAAACTCCATATTACTAATGACGTTCTTTCTCCACTTGTTACAGGTCTTACTTGATGAGTAACAAAAGAAGGAAATACTACTACAGTCCCTTGTGCTTTTATTTTATCTAAGGTTATAATATTTCTACCTTGCTCATTATTTCTAAGATCTATTTCAAAATCACCACCAGTGTATTTATTGGGATCTGTAAGGTTTATAGTTGCAGATAGTTTTCTAACTTTGCCTCTATAATTAGGATGAGACTTTTCTCCAAAAGGAGTAGGTAGATCATCAGCATGCCACGTATAAAATTGATCGGGTTTATATTTTGTAAATTGTATGGCTTCAGTCCAATCCCAATCAAAATTCCAACCTGCATTTTTGTTTGCTGTATAAATATAGGGTCTTACTAAATCATAAATCCACGGTTCTTCTAAAAAACAAACTTCAGATTTTCTTATATTTGTATTACTTGAAACTTTACCTTCAGGTCCAACTAAACCTTCTCGTAATACTTGTGTATCCCCATATTTTACAATTTCGTCACAAATATTTTTAGGAATTGCTTTTTCAAAACACCAATAATATTCTTCTAATCCAATCATCCTTTATGACCGGTAGTATATTAAATGTATTAAAAATGTAAAGTTAAATTAAGACCACTGTCCAGATTTGACGTAAGTAAAAACAGCTTCCATATCCCAAACACCAGATCCATAAAAAGCAAATGGTTGTTGTGGTGCTGTTACTCTTACAACTCCTGATCCACCCGTTCCTCCTGGTGAACCACCACTGTGTCCGTCACCGCCTTGACCTGAGTTAGCGCCTCCATTACCTCCGCTGGCACCACCTGCCCCACCTTGACATTTAGGTGCACCTGGAAAAAGTGTAGGCTCTACATTGGGTCCGCCAGATTGTCCTGATGCCGATCCGCCGGCACCTCCGCCGCCGCCTCGACCATTCGGTGTAGCTGCGCCTGGGTTTCCTTGTGGAGGACTAAATGGAGGTGTATTTCCTGTTCCTTGAGATCCCGCTCCTGGGCCTCCTGGACCTCCAGATCCTCCTCCGCCTGATCCTCCCGGACCTCCGGAATCGGTTGCATTTCTTCCTGCTTTTCCACCACCTGTTGCAGTGTACATTGTTGAACCTTCACTGCCACCAGGATTAAAAATTGAATCATCACCTGGAGTAAAACCACCAGATAAACCAGTATTACCACCAGCTCCTACAGTAATACCAACGGGTCCTGAAATAGGGACGCCAGTTATTTGACGAATTCCTCCCGCTCCTCCTCCGCCGCCGGATTGTCCTGCTCCTCCTCCTGCGCCACCAATAACACAAATATCAACACTAGTTACTGCAGCTTGGGGTAAAGTATAAGTTCCGTCACTATTAAAAGTTTGTGTATCTGCAGCTGTTTGTCCGCTGTTTTCAACTGATGCGCCTATAACTCCGCCGTTTAATCTGTTAGTTGCCATAATTAATCTCCTGTGTAACTTGTATCTATAAATTGTCCAAATGTAAAGCCGCTATCTGACCACGTGCCAGCAGCTGGATCCCAAGAATATAATGTTACTTGATCATCGCTTGGTCTTGGTTGACCTTCTGCAGCTCCGCCATTTTCTAATTGACCAACATGTCTTTGTTTATGTTCGTCCCAAGATAAAGCAGTTGCTTTTCCATCAATTTCAAAAGTATCTGGATGACTTTGATTAGGCCACGCTATAGGCGGATTCCATTCACAAGTATCCTCATCAAGAGTCCAAGAGTCATGTGTTATTGCAAAATTACATTTCATTGGTCTTGGTGGTATGAAAGCGTCTCTCGTTGCATCATAGGTGTAACCTATTCCTGCGTAATTTTTTCTAAATGCTTTTGTTTGATCAGCATTTTCTGAAGCAACTGTTCTACCACTTCCATCGTCAGCAAAAGTATAATGTTTACCCGCTCTAGTTCCATAAGAAGTTTTTTTCCAATAGTTTGGAGAAACATCACCATGAACCGATGTTAAAAAAGCTATTCCGTTTTCTTCCGATCCATTCTCATCTGAATCAGATACAACATGTACTGATGTAACGATGTTGGTTGAATCGATTTTAGCATAGTGTGCCATTTAATCGTCCCCTCCTATTAACTTAACTCTTCGTAATTTATTGTAATAACAGCGTCTGAGTTGGCACTTGCGCCAGCTTCAATATTATCACCTTCTTCAAGATAGATAGCAGAGTTTTTATCAAATGCAATCAATGTAGAATCTGCTGGTACAGAAACTGTACTCGCAAGTGCTATAGGTGATCCACTTGCTTTTGTTATAAAAACTGAAATATCTACTGAACTTGATCCATCAATGTTTGCAATAATAATGTTGTTAACTTTAAAAACTTTTCCAGATGATCCTGCGTTTGCAAGAATTTCAGTTGTTAGTGTAGTTGTTAAAGCCGCTTGAACCGACTTAGCTGTTATCGTTGATACGTTTACTAGATTTGGTGCTGCCATAATTTATACTCCTGTAATCCTTTTAACCGAAAACTAATGCCATTGCAATAGCTTTTCCTGTTGTTGCCAATCCGCTACCATTTGCTTGAACTTGGCCTGTACCTTTTGGTACTAAATTAATGTTAATATTAGTGTCTCCTCCAGAAGCCGTAAATGATGGTGCATTTCCAGCAGCTGCATTAGCGTAAGTTAATTCATTAATTGCTGAACCTGTTGCAGTTAATAAAAATAACTCGTTTCCATTTGTATCTAAAATTGAAGTTCCAATTTTAGGAGAAGTTAGTGTTTTGTTTGTTAAAGTTTCAGTTCCTGTAAGAGTTACATCACCGCTTCCAAACCCCATGGCATAAACTCCAGTGTTTGTAGCAACACCATCTAAATAAATAATTTTCCAACCTTTATCGTCAGTTGCAAACGTCACTGTAGCACCTGAACCAGATACGGCTTTTAGTTGAACTGTTTGTGAACCCGATGTACTGTTTTTAATAAAATAAACATTTTCTGTAAGTAGTGGAAAAGTTACAACTCTGCTACCAGATATTGATCCTGTTAATTCTATAACTCTATTTTGTGCTTCACCTGTTAACGCACCGTTATCAATTGTTAAAGCTGTTGGTGTCCCTGAATCAGTTACAGCTTGAGATAAATATCCACCAGTTAATTGTTCAATTAGACTTAAGTTAGCGTTTGTTTTATTTCCCCAAGTACCCGCGTTTTCGCCGGTATTCATTAGTTCAATACCAAGATCAGTATATGATGATGCCATAATTTTTTTCTCCTATTACGATGCTATCGTTACGTCTGTATAATTTGGATTACCGGTAATGTCAACGTCTTTATAACCTATAGTTCCAAATCCGACAGTGTTTAAACTAGCAGTAAATACTTGTCCTGTCAATCCTATAACCATTGGTGGAGGAGTAATAACCCCTACCGCAGAACTAAATGTTTGTGAAGATAATCCTACAGTCATTTGGTCTACAGGAGCTATTAAAGTTCCTAAAGTAGAACCAAAAGAAACACCAGTTATTGGTACAAATTCCACTGTACCGGTTATTAGCGAACCTACACTAGATCCTACTGATACACTCGTTATTGATGCTATGGTTTCCGGAACCGCAGTTACTGAACCTACAGAAGCAGGTACTGCAAAACTTGCTAATCCTTGAGTATGATCTGCGCCGTTATTTAAACTTAAAGTTCCTAAACCTGCTCCAGTTGTTACACCAGTAGGAAAAACTTTAAAATCAAAATTAGTTGTAAGAGTTCCTACAGAAGAAGGAATACTAAGTCCGCTAATTCCAACTACATCTGCAACATTAAATGTAAATTCTCCACCCCATTGTCCAAATCCATAAGAGTTAGCTCCCCAATTTTCTGGACCCATTGCTGTGTCCATACTTAAAGAATCTATAATAACTGTAGTTGTATTTTGTCCCCAGTTACCAACACCCCATTCATCTCTACCCCAACCATCTGTTGCTTGGTTATAAGCGAGTGTACCTAAAGTTGTCGAAAAACTAAAACCTGAAACAGAAACAACAGGACTAAAACTTTCTCCCCATGGTTCATTACCCCATTCAGCTCTACCCCATCCTTGTTCGGCTGCAGCTACTAACGTGCCTATTGATGTTGAAAAAGAAATTCCAGAAACAACTGTAGTAAAATTATTTTGATTTCCCCAATCTCCTTGTGACCAGGTAGTGCCGGATTCTCCCCAAGAGTTAGCCATAAGGAGTTCCTCCTTATGTCAGTCTTAAAATAGCAGAACTTGAGTCGTTAGCTGGAAATTGAATTGTAAATGTACCAGACGAGACTGTTTTATCTCCACCAAATGCTACAACACATACAGCGTCTGTAGTGGATGTACCAGTTCCAGTGGTAGTGTTATAAATCAAACAACCATTTGCTGTGAACGATGCAGAAGTCCAAGAGACGTCGGAAAAATCTGTGAACGCAGTTGTAGAAGTCAAGCCTACACCCGTGTTAGTTAATGCTTCTCCGCCTGCTGCATAAGCACTTCCAGAAGTATTTGTAATTTCATTTGATGAACTGTAATCTGTAGTCGCTGCACCTAAAGATGCTGAACTTGTATATAAAGCTATTTTAAAACTGTCTCCTGCAGGTGTTGCTCCTGAAGTGTCAAAGTTGTGTTTACCTTGTAATAGTTCTTGTTTAAAACTAGAACAAACTGCTGAAGTTATTGCCATAATTTTTTCTCCTCAATTTATGGAGACGGTGACTTGACTTGTATTCTAACTGTTCCGTCAGTATAATCATCTCGTCTTCGTCTTCCCAGTTGCGTACCTGCGAACTGTT